ATATTTTACATCTAATTACGTTAAAGTTACACATCCGGTACGAGGTCTTGTTAATTTTCAACTTTATCCTTTTCAAAGAAAGTTGATGTCAGACTTTAAAAGCCATAGATTTAATATATTAAGAAAGTTTAGACAGGCTGGATGTACAACTACGGTAGCGGCTTACGCATTACATTCCTGCATATTTAACTCTCACTTTACAACGGTAATTCTTTCTAAAGGTGATGCTGAGTCTACTGAAGTGTTAGAAAGAATTAGAGTTATGTACGAAGAATTACCAGCTTGGTTAAAACCTAACGTAACTGAAATTAATAAACACAACATTAAGTTTGTAAACAACTCAGTAATTAAATCTAGACCATCATCTAAACAATCAGGTCGTTCACTATCCGCATCACTTTTGATTATTGACGAAGCTGCATTCATCGAGTATATCGATACAATTTGGGCAGCAGCTTATCCAGTCATTTCTACTGGTGGTTCAGTGATTGCACTATCCACAGTAAATGGTATTGGTAATTGGTTTTACAGGACATATACTGACGCTATTAAGGGTGATAGTGAATTTCATGCTATAGACATCAATTGGAAAGATCACCCAGAATACAAGCGTCACCCTGAGTACGATTGGCTTTACGATCAGATGATAAAGCGTGATCCTCCAATTAATGTTGATAACTGGGAAATGATCACTAGAGCCAACTTAAATCACAAACAGTGGCTTCAAGAATATGAGTGCGAGTTCCTAGGTACTGGTAATACTTTTATTGACGGTGAAATATTAAAGCAACTACAAGAAAACATTAATCAGGATTACTGGACTAAGTACAATAACCGCATGAGAATATGGAAAGACCCTAATCCGTCTCATGAATACGTTATAGGTGCAGATTGCTCTCTTGGCAGAGGCTTAGATTATTCGGCATTCCATATTATTGATGCCTATAATGGAGAGCAGGTAGCTGAATTTTATAGCAATAGAACGACTTTAAAGGACTTTGCTAAGATTTTAGCTGAAGAAGGTAAAATTTATAACTTGGCTCAGATATTACCAGAACGTAATTTAATAGGACATAATTTAATTTATTTCCTTAAAGACGAGCAAGAATACGAGAATTTATATTTAGATGACTCTAGAGAGGTTGGATTACAGCTAACTGACACTTTAAGACGGCAAATATTAGTTAATATGGACGAAAGTATCCGTGCAATTAAAATTAAACTCAATTCTGAGCGTACTATTAATGAACTTTTAACTTTTATTATCGACGAAAACAATAAATATATTGCAGATACTAACTGTAACGACGATTTAGTAATGTCCTTAGCTTTAACCACTCATTGTTTAACTAACTTAATAGGTACAACTCCTATCGAGCGTAGAATACAAGATGGTAGAGAGATAATGCCATTGCCAATAAACATTAGAAAATATCCAATGAAGTCTACAGGTGGTGTTACTGAGGAAGACATCTCATGGCTACTAGGAAGATAGACGAAGGTTATACTGAATTCGGCACGGGAACACCAGCATTTGGATCCCCATGGTTTCCTATAGGCCAAATTGGTAAGTTCTTTGCCAAGTTTTTTAGCACCAAGGGTGCAGAAGCAATAGCTCAACAATATAAACAAGATAATTATAATCAGACAATTGATAACTTATCTCCGTTACCGGAGAAGCCAAAACAACAATTACATGCATTAGCTGGAGATACCGTAATTAACCCTGACACAATGCTCGGGGGTGTTGTATCTCCTTATCGTAAAAATGATCACATAAACATAACTCAATCTGAATACGACAGAAAACGTCGCTACAAAGAGTTTGAGGACATGGATAATTATCCAGAAATCGGTTCAGCATTTGATATTTATGCTGATGACTGTACTCAAACTCATTTAGACGGATCTGAATGGCAAATTATTACAGACGATGAATTAGCTAAAGAAGAAGTAAAAGACTTATTTGAAACAATAAACTTAGATAGATTTCTTTGGGATATTGTTCGTAACGTAGTGAAGTACGGGGATTGTTTTATTGAACTCGTACCAGATTTAAATGAAATTAAAAAAGGCATTCAAAGAATAAAGATACTCAATCCAAACTATCTTTACCGTGTAGAAAATGAATATGGTCATACTACTGACTTTTTACAAGAAATACCACTAAGAGAAGACTGGGATAATTTTGGTGTTCAAGGTGATGTAATGAAAAATCGTCAAGTAATTCCACTTGACAAGAATCAAATCATTCATTTCCGTTTACATACATCTGATCCTTATTACTATCCTTATGGCAAGAGCATAGCAGCAGCCGCTAGACAAATTTATAGATCACTTAAACTCATGGAAGATGCCATGTTGATTTATAGACTAAGTCGCGCACCTGAAAGACGTATTTTTTATCTTGATGTAGGACAGCTTCCAGCCTCAAAAGCTGAAATGTTCTTAGAAAAACAGAAACAAAAGTTCAGAAAAGAGAAGTTTTACGATTATAACACGGGAAATATTAACGCAAGATACAATCCAATGTCCGCTGATGAGGATTTCTTCGTTGCAGTTAATGGAAATCGCACAGGAACTAAGATTGAAACACTAAAGGGTGCAGAAAACCTTGGGGAAACTGAAGACGTTAAGTATTTCCGCGATAAATTACTTGCTGCGCTAAAGATTCCTAAGGATTATCTCGTAGAAAAGGATCAATCACCTGAAAGAAAAGCTAATTTAGCTCAACTTGATGTTAAGTTTGCTAGAGTTATTACTAGAATTCAAAAATCTATTGAAATTGGACTAGAAACTTTAGCTAAAAGACACTTGTTAATTAGGGGTTTTACTTATTTTGTAACAAATAAATTAAAAATTAAACTCCCTGAGCCTTCTGATATGGCTGCAAAGCGTCAACTTGATATTGACGAACAAAAAGCCAGAGTTGTTGGCTCGGTAAAGATGCTTGGCATATTCCCACTAGAATATATTTACAAAAATTACTATCAATTTAGCGACACTCAAATTTCTGAAATGATGAAGAAGTTAGAGGAGGAAGCTAATGATCCAATTGCAGTAAGTATAAAGACAGGAATGCCACCTCCCGGATCGGCTGGTGATCCTATGGCTATGGGTGGAGGTATGCCTCCCGCTGGTGGAGGGGCTCCTATGGCTGGTCCCGGGCCTATGGAGGCTGGTGGGCAGGAGGGCTTAGAGAACATCCCCCCAACAGCGGCAGCAGAATCTATTGAAGTTAAAGGTATAATTAAACTCATGGAAGAAAGTGGTTGTACTGCTCAAGCCATAGAAGCCATGAACACTGTTTTAAACAGCAAACATAAAATTACTAAAAAATGAGCATATTTATCTCCCTAGATAAGATTGATGGTTAAGGTGTATAATGTTAACTAACGTTTTTGAAAATAGAAATCGTTATTTCTCTAACTTACTAAAGTTAGGGGATTTCCTCGGTAGGTCACTCAGAGAGAACGTTGAACTGTTCTCCGTAGAAGGTAGTGAAGTAACTTTCATTACTGAAAATAACAAGGTTGTGAAAGGGACCTATGAATCTAATAAACCTAACTTACTTCAAAATATAAGAGTAGAAGATACTTCAATATTTGAAGACAAAGATATTTTTTCAAAATTAGTTGATAAAAGAGTATCTGGTTTCTTATCAAATATAATTGAAAGCAATTTAGTAAAAGCTGAAGATAGCTTTGATGATATTTTAAATCTCTGGGAACTAAGACTTCAATTTGATATAACAAAAAAGAAGTTAACAGAGAAGTCTGAGAGACTTAAAGAATCCAGAATTACTTCGACAAATGAATTTTCAAGATTTTTAGAAGTAAAAAATAACTTAATATCTTTCTTAAAAAATAACAAGGAAGTTATTTCTGAAATAAAAGAAATAAAAAATGCAGTTAAGTTAGTCGGAGCAATATCTGAATCTTTTAATTTACCTAAAGTTAATTTAGAGAATTTAACTGAATCTTCTTACACAGTCCCATCTAGAGTTTCTCAAAATCTTTATGAGCACCTTACAAAGACAGAACTGATAAATAAAGAATTAATTGAATCAAAACAAGAGTTTGCATCAATTTGGTCTACCAACGAATTAGTTATGGAATTAGTTTCCATGATCTATGAGTCAGATAACACCAAGATTTATGAAAGCCTTGCTAACTTAATTCATCAAGTTCCTTACTTTGCCTTAACGACAAAGAAGCAATTGAATGAAACATTTAGATTGGTTCTAAATCTTTTAGAGCAAGACTATACAGATAATCAATTAAAGAAATTTACTTCTTTAATTTATGAATCTAAGAAACCAGTAAAAAATTATTTAATTGGCATACTCAACGAAAAATATGGAGTGGATGTTGCTAATTTAACTGAGGTCCCAACATTTACCTCTTTAGCCAAAGCAGAGTCGATAATTTTTGAAGCATTATCTTTACTGACTCCAAAAAGCTCAAACTTAAGAAGAGTCTTGAAAGAAATGTCGGATATCTTGAAACACAAGTCTGGAGTTGAGACTATCGATGTTGCAGATGTTTTAAACGATATTTTTGCAAAAGCAAATTATACTCAATTTATTAATGAAACTAATTTATTAAATTATTTAGATTTCAATAGGGTTGCTGATGACCTTGGAAAAATTGGAACTGTCCTTAAGATGATTCAAGGAAATATGTCTAATGGAGGAGGCGAAGGACAAGACCTAATGGGCCAAGACATGGGAGGTTTAACCCAAGCTTTAGGTGGTGCCTCAGAAGAAGAAATGACTGATGATGATCAATATGGGGCCGAAGTTGATATGCCTGAAGAAGGTATGGAAGAAGCTCCTGAAGAAGGTATGGAGGAAATGCCAGAAGAAGTTCCAGAAGAAGGCATGGAAGATGATCAACTATCTCCAGAAGGAGAAGATAATGACGATATTGGGGCACCTGCCATGGATGCTGAGGATGCAGCTTCTGAGGCTATGATGGGCGACGAAGAGGAAGAAGCAATGGAGGAACCCTCTCCAGTGCAACAAGAAGAACTATTATCTAATTTAAAAGAATTAGAAGATATGATATCACAATTAAAAGTTGATATGGGTGTAGAGGATGAAGCTTTTGGTGGGGAAGAAACACCAGAAGAAGAGGCTATGGAAGATCATGAAATGGGTGAAGAAAATGAAGAAAGCGAAGAAGGAAATGGAGATATCAACGTTGATGTTGATACTGCTGATGCTGATGCAGATTCCGACAGCGATGATGATGAAGTCCACATCGATATCGACTCCCACAAAGATGAAAAAGAAGGTGAAGAGGAAGAAGAAGGTGAAGAGGAAGAAGAAGGTGAAGAGGAAGAAGAAGACGAAGAGAAGCAAGAAGAATCAAGTCACAAAGGCTTAAAGGGAAATCAGCATCGTCTAGATAAAAACAAAAATAATAAATTAGATGCTCAAGATTTCAAAATGCTGAGAGGAAAAAAGAAACAAGAGGAAGCCGCTAAACTAGTTGGTAATCAACCTCGTCTTGATAAAAACAAAAACGGAAAATTAGACAAGATGGATTTCAAGATGCTTCGCAAGGGGAAAAAGTGATAGCCAATGGTCTTTCAATTCCCGTTAGTAATAAAGTATGACAACAATGGCAAACCTGTTGGTCTTGCTGAATCTAACGAAGTTTCTGTAAGTTCAGTGTCCGCTACTACACTTGTAGTAGATGCTATAATTACAGATTCTTTATCTGCGGCTAGCTCAAATGTAACTGCAGATTTAGATGAATTTGCATTCGTGGTTGATACGACAAACTATTCAGGGAGTCCTTTAACATCCAAAAAAATAGTTCTTTTTGCTCCTAGTTCTACAGGACTCCCTCCGGTTCCACCAGCAGTAGGAACCCCCCTAACTCTAGCATCTGACGGATCTAGTTTTGAGCTAACTGATACTGTTGCTACAATTAATAATCTTGGAACTCACTTAGGTTCTTTTGCTGGTGTAAATGGAAATAACATTCATTGGCACTTATCAACTCTAAACTCTTATTTTGTAAATACTTCCGGCGATACAATGACCGGAAACTTGAATACTCCAAGTGTCTCAGCTAATTATTTTGATTTTAACCTTACTGCTGTAACAACAGCAGCAGAGGGAAGATTACGGTGGAGCGATGCTTATAAAACATTTTTAATAGGTGGTCCTAGCGCAATTGAAATGGCTGCGGGTCAAGAAGTTTCTATTAGAGTTAGAAACATGACTGGTTCTTCTATGCCAAAGGGTTCAGTTGTTTACGTTAGCGGCTTTAACTCTAATTTACCAACGGTTGCTTTAGCTAGTGCTTCCTCTGAGGCACAAACTCATAAAGGGTTGGGAGTTTTAAAACAAGCTCTTGGAGATGGCGACCGTGGCTTAATGACTGTTTATGGTCTTATAGAAGATATTGATTTAGGAACATACCCAGTAGGTAACATCTTATATCTTAGTTTAACTCCCGGATTATTCACTTCTTCCTACGCTCCAGCTAAGTCACACCCAGAATTAATAGGAACTGTAATTCAAAATGGAGCAAACGGTGTTTTGTTTGTTCATATTCAACATGGGTATGAACTAAATGAAATACATGATGTTAGCAGGCTAAGTGCCTCAGAGGGGCAGACTTTAGTTTGGAATTCAACAAGTTCTATTTATGAGCATAAGCATATTTACAATACCTTAGCTTTTACAATAGATAACCCCAGTTCAATAACTTACAAAACTCTTTTCTATGCTAAGAATATGCTTGCAATATCGGAAGTGCATTCTGTAATTGCAGGAGCTTCTCCCTCTAGCGTAGGATGGACTTTATATCTGGCATCTGATGTAACTGACCCAGAAGCAGGAACTTTGTTAGTAACTGACACTACAAGCAGTACAACAACAGGGGGTACTGTCTCTGGCACATCACTGTCTGAAGGTTGGGTTGTATTAGCTGTAGATAGTACCAACGGATCTGTTAGTGACTTACACTTAACAATACAAACTTATTAAAATGTTTTTATCTAATGCTAATCAATCGTTAACAATAACTATGAATCCCGCACCAGTGAGTGCGATGTCTATCAATATTGATTATGCAGATCATACAGCCAGAATTCCAGTAGCTGGTAATAGTTCTTTGCAAGTTACTGGGACTAATTCAACTTTAATTACTGGGGCAACCAGCCCTAATCAAAGACAAATAAAAAATATTTCAATATTTAATCCTAATTCTACGCCTGTAGAAATAACAATAAAACAAACTTATCCTACTGAAATTATAAGAAAAGTAGAAACAATTGAAGAAAATCAAACTTTACAATACTCAGAACATAAAGGTTGGACGCTGGTTTAGAATGATAAATACAGATAGACATGATTTTATCCGCCCCAAATTACTTACTGGAACTATATCTTGGGTCATCGGTAACTAATCAGTTACCTTTTGCCGTAAGTTGGATAGATCATTCTAATGGAGTTACGTTAAATTCTGCTGGTGGGCAGAGTAATAATACAACATCAGTTACTATTGTTTCCGCGCCTTCAGGAACAGTAAAAAGGCAGATCCAAGAATTAAGTATTTATAATCCTAATAATGTAGCTGTCACAGTTACAGTTCAGATTAAAAATACAAATGTTAATGGATTTAATAGTGTAAAGAAAAGACAGATTTTACAGCCAAAAGAAACTTTACAATACACTGAAAATTCAGGCTGGACAATTTCTGATGTAGAAATAAATTATGCAGTTTTAGATTCAAGATATGTTAATACCTCTGGTAACGAGGTAATGACTGGATCTTTAACTCTACCTTCTATTAGTGCTACAACCGTACAAGCTGTTAATTATTCAGGAATAAGCTTTAGCGGTAGTTTAAAAGATGTTTCAATAAATTCTGGTACAGTTGATAGTTTTCCATTTTTAAAATGGAACGGAAGTTCTTGGGTTAACACCGCAATAAGTTACGGAGACTTAGCCGGAGATGCTCCTATTACCGGAGCGACAGAATTTAGTGCTTTAACTGACACTTTTACTTACACCCCACAAAATACAGGTAAGTTAGTTTATGTAAGAGAAGATGGCACTGGTTTAACTACCATAGCATCCAGTTTATTTCAACCTTCTGGTAACTATGCTTATCTGTCAGGAGCTAGTTTTAGTGGTGAGGTAACTGTATTCTCTCACTTAGCAGCCGTAACTAAATCATTTTTAATTAGGCACCCATTCTTCCCATTAAAGAAATTATTAAGATACGCCTGTCTAGAAGGACCAGAAAACGGAGTTTATATTAGAGGTCGCTTAATAGATAATGATATAATAGAATTACCGGACTACTGGAGGAAGTTAATTGACCCGGATTCGATAACCGTACAATTAACTCCTGTGGGGTCCGATCAAAGACTGTTCATTAAAAAAATAGAAAATAATAAAGTCTATTTAGATTATGACAGTTTCACCGACTATATAAAGATAGATTGTTATTATTTGGTACAGGCAGAACGCTGTGATGTACCTAAATTGATTGTAGAGATATAAGGAACATACCATGGTTAACGTTTTACTTATCCCCACCTCAGGTTTGATGGAATTTAATGCCAGCGCAGCCGCTGGAGCCGCGTCAGCTACCTTAGACAATGCTTACGCTAATGCTGTAAGAATGGAGATTGCAAATAGTGCAACTCTAAGATTTACAGGTAAAAATGCCACAGACAACAGAAGAATCCATGTAAGTGGTACAAACGGCGACTTAATGCTTGTTAGAGACATTAACGTAACCTCAACTGCTTCGGCTACGATGGAAACTCCATCAGTAAGTTCAACGAAGGTTAGTGGTGTATCAGCATTCTTCGATACTATATCGGCAGCTAACTATATTGGTAACTTAGGAACAGGTCAATTCGTAGACGTAACTGGTGATACAATGACAGGTCGATTGGATCTGTCTGCTGCTGCAAGTAGCACCACAGTCCTCTCCGCTAACGGATCAGTTCTAGTAAGTGGTAACGTTAGCATAAGTAGCAATATATCTGCGGTAGGTGCGATATCTTCAACAGGTAATCAGTTAAGTTTAGGTGAAATGTCTTCTGCTGGTGCCCATAGGGGTACGTCAGGTATATTTACACAAACAGTAAGTGCAGCAACAGCTTTAATAGCTCCCTCTGTATCAGCAACTACCGAAGTTTCAGCACCAACAGTTAAAGGAATTTCTTTATCTGGAGGTACGCTCGTACTATCGGGCACTATAAATGCAGCCGGAAACATTTCTTCTGCTGGTGAAATTTCTTCAACTGGTGCTCATAGAGGATCGTCAGGTATATTCACTCATACAGTAAGTGCTGCAACTGCTCTAATAGCTCCAGCAGTATCAGCAACTACTGAAGTATCGGCTCCAACAGTTAAAGGTATATCTCTCTCTGGTGGAACTTTAGTACTATCAGGAACTGTCAATGCAACTGGAAATATTTCGTCTGCTGGTGAGATATCATCCACGGGTGCTCACAGAGGATCATCTGGTATATTCACTCATACTGTAAGCGCAGCAACAGCTTTAATAGCTCCAGCCGTTTCCGCAACGACTGAAGTTTCGGCACCTACAGTTAAGGGAACCTCACTGTCTGGTGGAAGTTTAGTTGTCACAGGTAACGTAAGTGGTGCTACTTTCTCAGGTGCAGCTTTAACACTTACAGGTAACGCTAGCGTAGCTAACTTGAGTGCTACAGGTAACGTAAGCTCTGCAAGTGCCTTTGCTTTGTCATCAGTAGTCTCTTCAGCAAGCGCAGGTAGCTTATCAGCTACTAACATCAGTGCTTTAACCAATCTTCGTGGTGGCAACGTAAGTGCAGCCACCGTGACTGGATTGAGCGGAACATTCCCAACAGTATCAGCTAATACACTTCAAGCAACTTCAATAGTTGCTGGTCTTGTTAGCGGAGTAGCCGGAACTGACATAAGCATACAAATTGCATCAGTTGGAGTAGGCACTATAACTCTAAGCTCTGCTCAAACAAACGTTAGCGGACCCCTCTCAGTCAACGGACACTTTGCTGCGACAAGCAAGGCATTCTTGATTGATCATCCTACTCCTGCCAAGAAGGAAGCCGGAATGAAACTACAATACGCCTGCCTTGAAGGTCCAGAAAACGGTGTATATGTAAGAGGTAAGGCTGATACTCAAGTTGGAGTTATCGAACTACCCGATTACTGGATGGATCTGGTTCACGCTGATTCCATAACAGTTCAATTAACCGCAATGAGTCCTGCTCAAAGACTGTATGTCGCTAAGATCGAGGACAACAAAGTTTATGTCAGAGATGCTAGCGCAGTATCAGAAGTAACAACGTTCTTCTATACAGTCAACGGTGAGCGTAAAGATATTGATCACTTAACCATAGAATACTGATAAAGTATTCTATAATAGATTGTTATGGTAAACGTACTGGTCCTGCCTACATCTGGCATTATAGAATTTAATAGCTCAGGGGCCGGGACCAGTGGCCTAGCACCA